GGTCGCGTAAGCCCGCCTCGATCCTTGTCTAGATTTAATAAATCTTAATCAAAGTGCGACGTGGGAGGGAATCATGCCAGGGCATAGCAAAATCATTACGGAAATGCAGGTTTCCACATCGGAAATGGCGGCCTTGCTCGGTCTATCCGTTCGTCGCGTCCAGGATATGGCCCGAGAAGGGGTGTTGCCCCAGGACACCTCTGGCCGATTTCCGAGATTTCATTTAAAGGAGTCGCTCCATGCCTTCATCCGTTCCATAGAGGAGCGTTGCCAACGGGAAAGCAAAGTTGCCGACATCAGGGTGGAGAAGACCTTGCTCACGCGGGAGCAGCGAATCCAGGCGGAGCTCAAAACCAGGGTGATGACGGGGCAGCTCCATCGTGGAGACGATGTCCGCGCCATCATGTCGGACATGTTGGCGGCGTTTCGAGCCCGAATTCTCGTGATCCCTTCGAGGCTAGCTCCCCGAGTGGTGGGCTTGGAAGACATTCCTGTCGTGCAAGATCTCTTGACGGCGGAATGCCACGAGGCGTTGGCCGAGCTTGCGGGATACAAGCCGGAGATGTTCCACAGGGAAAATCCGGATTATGTGTGGAGCGAGGACATGATCGATGACCAAAACGACAACGACGAGCCGGACGACGGCGCAGAGTAGTCGCGGCGCGGGATCTCGTCATCAAACGGAACGGCTCTTCTCGGACTTGGCGCGGCGACTGGCTCCTCCCCCCAGGCTCACGATCTCGGAGTGGGCGGACCGCTTTCGGCGGTTATCGCCGGAGGGGTCTGCGGAACCGGGGCAATGGAGAACAGATCGAGCGCCATACCAACGGCAAATTATGGACGCCATCGCAGATCCTGCGGTGGAAACCGTGGTGATCATGTCTGCTGCCCAGGTGGGAAAGACGGAGATTCTCCTCAATGTGTTGGGGTACTACATCGACTATGACCCTGCTCCTGTGCTCATGGTGCTGCCCACCCTGGAACTTGCCGAGGCGTTCTCCAAGGATAGGTTGTCGCCGATGCTGCGGGATTGTCCGACGCTTCGGGGCAAAACTGGGATCGCCAAGGGGCGGGACTCCAAGAGCACGATTCTTCACCGCGTCTTCGCCGGGGGACACATTACCATGGCGGGGGCCAATTCCCCGGCCTCCCTGGCGTCGCGTCCCATTCGGATTCTCCTCGCGGACGAGGTGGACCGTTTCCCGGAGAGCGCGGGTCCTGAGGGAGACCCCCTTTTTTTGGCGGAAAAGCGGACCACCACATTCTGGAATCGAAAGAAGATTTTCGTGTCTACGCCGACGATTCAGGGGGTTTCCCGCATCGAGGCGGCCTTTGAGACCTCCACGAAGGAGCGGTGGTGCGTGGCGTGCCCGGCGTGCGGGGAATATCAGCCTTTGACGTGGGGGCAGCTCCACTTCGACGACATGACTCATGAATGTCGTTCGTGCCGTCATAGAGCAGGGGAGTTCGTGTGGAAAGGGCGCCCTGGAGCTTGGGTGGCGGAAAATCCCGAGGCCGCATCTCGCGGGTTCCATCTCAACGAGATGGTGAGTCCCTGGGTGCGATGGGATGCTATGGTGGCGGCGTTTCGGAAGGCAAAGGCTCTTGGGAACGAGGGCCTCAAGACCTGGATCAACACGAGCCTCGGCGAGACGTGGGAAGAGACTGGGGAGCATCTGGACATGTCGTCTTTGGAGGACCACCGGACCTTGTATCCGGCGGGGGCGGATCTCCCCTACGGCGTGGCGGTGCTCACGGCGGGGGTAGACGTCCAGGATGATCGGCTGGAGGTGGAGATTGTCGGGTGGGGTCCGGGGAAAGAATCCTGGGGAATCGAATATCGGGCTTTTCTTGGTGATCCGGATGGAGATGACGTGTGGGAACGTCTTGACGCCTTTCTTCAAGCGCCAAGATCTTACGAGGACGGGGTGCAGATCGGGATCTCCTGCGTCTGCATCGACAGCGGCGGACACAAGACCGACGCGGTCTACCGCTTCACGAAACCCCGGGAGCCCCGGGGCGTGTTCGCCATCAAGGGGGAGGGCGGCACGGGAAAACCCTTGGTGGGCCGGGTGACCAGGACGAACCGGGCAAGGGCGGCATTGTTCCTTCTCGGCGTGGATTCCGGGAAGGAGACGATTTTTTCCCGCATGAAGCTGCCGGAGCCGGGGCCCGGGTACTGCCATTGGCCTCTCAATGTGGATCGAGGCTACGACGAAATGTACTTCCGGGGCCTGACGTCAGAACGGCGAGTGTTGCGGGTGCACCGAGGAGAGCGACGGTACGAGTGGGTCAAGCGGGCCGGCGCCCGGAACGAACCCTTGGACTGTCGGAACTATGCCATGGCTGCCCTGGAGATCCTCAATCCAGACCTGGAGTCTTTGGCAAAACGCCGGGTGGAAATGGGGCAACGCTTTGAAGCCCTGCGTCAGGGAAAGCTGGTGCCTCAGAAGGCGGTGCGGCGGGTCATCAGCCGGGGCATAGGATGACGTTCCGCCGCACCGGTGGAGCGCGGTGATGCGGAGGGTCTTTCGGAGCGCATCCTCAAGTACCTTGGAATAGTTTACCCCCACCTTGTCCGCCGCCGCCTTTATTCCCTGGGGAATGGTGGTGGTGATCTTGACGGCTCGGTGCTCCTGCGCAAGGCGATATGGAGGCATGTGGACATCGACCGCCACGAGGTATTCGTCTTCTTTCAGAAAAGACGATTTGGGGTGGAGATCTTTTACCGGGTGGGGGACCGTCACCTTGCCTTTTTTTGTCGGGTGCTTGAAGTGGTGATGATCTCCCGTCGTGTCCACAAGCTTCCACCCGTCTGCCCGGAGTATCTTGTAGATTACGTATGTCCATACGTGTCAAGGGGCATCTCGAAGGGAGGTGAGCGGTATGGCGGCATGGACATTGGCCGAAGCGCAGGAACGGCTTCGCATGTGGCTTGATGCGGAAAAGGCTCTGGCCATGGGGGCGAAATCCCTCCGCATGGGGGGGATGGTCATCGAGCGGCTGACTCCCGACGAGATCCGGAAGCAGATCGACTTTTGGCGTCGGGAGGTAACGGTCTTGGAATCTCAAATCCTCCGGAAGGGATCTGTGCGGGTTGTGCGCGCGATGCCGCGCGATCTGTGAATCTGTTGGACCGCATGATTTCCGCAGTGGCCCCGGATATGGCGTTGAATCGCGAGATGGCCCGCATTCGATTGGAGCAGCTCCGGAGCATCCGTGCTTCAGGATACTCCCACCATGGGGCAAGCCGGGTCAAAAAATCTCTCGCCGGATGGATCTCCACCGGTGGGGGGGCCGACGAAGACGTGGTGGGGAATCTGGATCTTCTCCGAGAGAGATCTCGGGATCTTTGGATGGGAACTCCCATCGCCACAGGCGCCGTGAAAACTGCGCGCACGAACATCGTGGGGTCTGGCTTGCGATTTAAGGCATGCCTTGACGCCGAGGCCCTCGGCATGGCGGATGATGTTGCCGATCTGTGGGAGCGGACGGCAGAACGGGAGTTTTCGCTCTGGGCAGACTCAAAAGATTGCGACGCGGCGCGACAACAGGACTTCTATCAGCTTCAAAGCCTTGCGATCTTGTCGCGGATGCTCTCTGGAGACGTGGCCGTGCTGCTCCCGATCTTGCCGAGGGTCGGACAAATTTATGACCTTCGAGTGCAACTCATCGAAGCCGATCGGATTTGCGATCCCCGAAGCAAAGGCCCTGCGGATATTCAGGGAGGTGTCGAGGTAGATGAATACGGAGCCCCGACAGCCTATTACGTGGCAAAGTACCACCCAAGGGGGAAGAAAGCCGGGCAAAACGAGTGGATCCGAGTAGACGCCTATGGAAGGGAAACCGGGCGCCGCAACGTGATCATTCCCATGGAGCCGGAGCGCCCCGGACAGCGTCGCGGCGTGCCCATGCTGGCCCCTGTGATGGAGGCTCTAAAGAACCTGGGGCGATACTCCGAGGCGGAGCTTCTCGCAGCCACGATATCCGGGATGTTTACGGTATTCGTCAAGTCGTCGTCGTCACCGGAAGCCCTGGCTCTGGGGGCCATGCTCGACGGTCAGGAGCAGGTGGCTCCCCAGGACGACGGATCCTATGAGCTGGCTCCCGGAGCTATCGTCAGCTTGGCGCAAGGGGAGGACGTCCAGGTGGCAAATCCCATCCGACCCAACACTGCCTTCGATGGATTCGTCTCGTCGGTCTGCCGGCAGATCGGCGTGGCCCTGGAAATCCCCTACGAACTGCTGACCAAACACTTCCAGGCGTCCTACTCCGCTTCGCGGGCAGCGTTGCTTGAGGCGTGGAAGTGGTTCCGGGCAGAACGCGACTGGTGGGCCTCGGATTTCTGCCAGCCGATCTACGAGGAATGGCTCGCCGAGGCGGTGGCCAAGGGGCGTGTCCAGGCCCCAGGCTTTTTCGATGACCCGGCGATCCGGGCGGCATACTCCGGAGCGGAATGGACGGGGCCCACGCCGGGGCAACTTGATCCTCTGAAGGAGGTCCTTGCGGCAAAACAGCGGGTGGAGGAAGGGTTCTCGACTCGAACCAAGGAGACGGCGGAGCTTAACGGCGGAGACTGGGAGGCGTATCACCGCCAGAGGATCAAGGAGGAGCGCCTACGGCGCGAAGGGGGAGTGATGGTGGATGCCGGAAGTGACGGGGGCGAAAACGTGTCCTTGGACGATCCGCGCGAAGGGAGCTGAAGAGGAAGGGGTGGAGGTCCTCCTTTACGGGGATATCGGCGACGATGCGGACTGGAGCGACAACGACAGCGCGACTTTTGCCCGGGAGATCGGGGCCATATCTGCCAAGTCGATCACGGTGCGCATCAACAGTTTTGGGGGGAGCGTCTTCGCGGGCACCGCCATGTATAACACCCTAAAGCGGCATCCGGCCCACGTCACCGTCGTGGTGGACGGCATCGCGGCATCCATCGCCTCGATGGTGGCCATGGCGGGAGATGTAGTGGTAATGCCGTCCACGGCGCTCATGATGGTGCACAACCCGTGGACCGTCGCCGTGGGGAACGCAGAGGACATGCGCCGGACGGCGTCGGAGCTCGACACCGTCCGCAACGCCATGGCGAGAGCCTACGTGGCGAAAACGGGGCTTGCGGTGGAGGAAATTTTTGCTCTCCTGGACGCAGAAACGTGGTTTACGGCCGACGCCGCCAAACAGCGTGGCTTCTGCGACGTCGTCGAGGGAATGGATCCGGCCATGGCCGCATCCATTCGAGATGGAACAGCGGTATTTCGAGCACGACACGGAGAGGTTGCCGCGTCGATTGATCGCTTCCGGCATCTGCCGGAGGGGCTTTTTTTGTCCCTTGCGGGGGGAAAACAGGTACAGGAGGTGGAAGCGTTGCCCATGACGATTGAAAGTATCAGGGCGGAGGCTCCGCATGTCTACGATTCCATTCGGAGCGAAGGTTCGGCATCGGAACGTGAGCGGATTCGAGGGATTTACGATCTGTGTCCGCCGGGCATGGAGGATCTGGCCCGGAAATTTATGTTTGAGGGCCAGGAGTCCCCGGAACAGTTCGCGGTGGCGGTAATCCGACGCGATCGAGAAACGAAGGAGAATTATCTGGCAGGGATTGCACGAGATGCGGCCCCGTTGGCCCTAGTGCCGTCGGGGGAAACTCCTCCCATGGGGTTCGGAAAGGACGAGAAGGACGAGGGGCGCCGCAACTTCCTCTCCGCAGTGGCGGAGAGGGCGAAGAGTAGGTTGGGGGTGAAATAGATGGCTGAAGTTTTTGTTCCGGACAATCTTGTGGCGGGAAGCAATTTCCCTTTAGTTCGGGGAGCTCTGGTGGTGGCCTCCGGGACGGGAGTGGCGGAAAGAGGCATGGTTTTAGGGCTGCGGCCGGATGGGAAGGCTGTCCCCGTTCTCTGTGGAGCCACGGATGGGAGCGACAGGGTCTATGCGGTGCTGGCCGATTCGGTGGATGCGACGGCGGCAGATGCGACGGCGACAGGATATTTCACAGGTGAATTCGCAGAGAGTCAATTGCGCTTCGGCGGCACTGACACGGCGGATATGCATCGAGTATCGGCGAGATATGCCGGGATCTTTTTCTGCAAAACAGTGGCGGCGTAGCCGCAGAAGGGGGACATCTCTATGCCGTACGATCCTTTTGAGCCCCGGGAAATGCTGGAAGTTCTACGGCAAATCCCTCCTGCAAGGACTTTCTTGAAGGAAACGTTTTTCAAGAAGACGGAAACTCACATTACCGAGCACGTGGATATCGACATCGTGAAGGGGGGGCGCCGCATGGCTCCCTTCGTTCACCCTCGTCTGCCTGGGCAGGTGGTGGAGCGAGATGGATTTCGCACGGAAACGTTCACGCCGCCCCACATCAAGCCGAAAACCCAGACGCAGGCGGAGGACCTGCTTAAACGTCAGGCGGGGGAAAGCATCTTCAGCGGCAGGAGTCCCAGCGACAGAGCTGCGGCGGTGCTCGCTGACGACCTCATGACGTTGGACGAGCTCATTACCCGACGGGAGGAATGGATGTGCGCCCAGGCCCTCTTCACGGGGCGCGTGCCCGTGCAGGGGGATGGCGTCGATATGGTCATTGATTTTGGTCTGTCCAATGTGGTGACTCTTTCTGGAGCAAACCGATGGAACCAGCCAACCAGTTCGCCGATGGCCAACCTCCGAGGGTGGCACCGGCAAATTGTCAAGGGTTCCGGCATCTCCCCCACCATTTGCCTGATGGGGACCGAGGTTGCCGATGTGTTTTTGGAGAACCAGCAGATCTTGAAGTACATGGACTTGCGGAAGGTGGAAATGGGGCAGATCGACCCGCAGCAGCTTCCTGGCGGAGTGACGTACTACGGGTATCTCAAGGAATTTGGCATTGATCTGTATGGATACGTGGAGTGGTATCGTGACGATGCGGGAGCCGAACAGCTCATGGTGCCTCCCAAGTCCGTACTGCTGGCGTCGCCGACGGCTCGGCTGACGATGCATTACGGGGCCATCGTGGATCTCGAGGCGGGAACGGTGGATCTTCCTCGATTCCCCCGATCCTGGACCGAGAGAGATCCGAGTTCCCGATTTGTGCAGGTGATGTCTCGGCCGTTGCCGGTGCCCCACCAGATCGACTCCATCCTGGTGGCGCAGGTATTGTAGATGCGACTCCGGGAGATGCTTGCTGCCGATGAAGCCGTGTTTCTGAAGATCTTCGGCGAACCGGTGACGTATCAAGGACGGGAGGTCACGGGGATTTTCGAGCCCGGCGAAGACCACGTGAAGGGCAACACGTTCGCTTCCGCAGGACAAAGTGCTCTGGCGACACTGTGGGTGCGGAACCAGGACGTTCCGCGCCCTTCCGCCCGCGACACCGTTGTGGTGGCGGGGCACGAGTGGTCTGTCGCCCGGACGGTGGAAAACAATGGGGTTTTCCGGCGCCTCGAATTGACGTCGGAGGAATCGGTTTGGTAGCGCCATGGATTACATCACGGTGGATGTGGATGTGCAGGACAACGCCAGTCCGTGGTTGGCGGAGCAGGCCCTCCTGTGTCCGAAGCGTATGAATACGGCCCTGAAATCCCTGGGTTGGTGGATGCAGAAGAAGATCAAGGAGGGTATCAAAAATGGGGCTCCGGGAGGGAAGGCCTACTCTCCACTGATTCCGGACAGTCGGAGGCGGTTGATCGACCAATTCTTCGGGAACAGTGGTCGGAGGGGGAACGACGGGCGGTTTCTGGGAGAACTGGTGAAGGCGGTGGGGTACGAGAAGCCGGGAGCTACGGAGCGGTACGAAGACCAAACGCTCCTGGTCGGCTGGCTCTCGAAATCGGCGGTGGAGCTCGGCAGCAAAATGGAGCTCGGTGCCCAAATCCCCATCACGGAGAAGATGCGCGTCCCCTTTCTGGCGGCGGGAATCCCCATTTCCAGAAAAAAACGGAGCATCGTCATTCCGGCGCGCCCCACCTTCGACCCTCTGCGTGCCGTCCTCGTGCCGCAGATTCCCGGATACCTGGAACGGAAGATGCAATCCTATCTTGCTGGGAACGATCGGCGGGGGAAGAAGACGTCGTACCGGAAATATCGAGTGAGGACCTCGTAGACGGGAGGGGCCATGCAGACACTACTTTCTGTCTCCCGGCGATGGGGAGACGCCATTGCCACAGATCGGGAAATCGATGCCTGGTGCCGCGACCACTACGGTCGCGGCATCACTGTTTTTGTGGGGATCAACGGCA